ACAAGATAATGACAGTCACGCACAGGATTGCTGGCCGCAGAAAGTTTCAGCGTGCCTTGACATCAGATGAGTTTGTGGTCCACCGCTGTAGCAATCCCAAGTGCGTGACAGAAGATCACTTGGAGTTGGGTGATAGATTCACTGTGCATGAAGTCATGAAACAGAACTCACGCTACCACGCACATGGCAGGAAGTCAGGTAGCAAAAACCGGCCAAAATAAAAGCAGCCCGGGGCTGCTTTTTTGTTGTAGGGTGTCGGTGCTGGGATTGGTATAGGACTCTGTAAAATGGCAATTAAACAGACTAACTTGAAAGGAACTCAAATGACCTTCTATACACTTTACCTTATAGGAGCGGTTTTGAGGGAGACCCAACCTGTCTCTGCGTTTAAGAATCGGATCGCGATTGACCTGACTCTCACAGCACCGACAATGTTATTTACCGCTTTCTGTAAAAACAGGCTTTTTTTCCCTGCGTTTTGTTTCAGGCACACGCAGTTCGATCTCGAAAGCCTCACGCACAATATCCCATGCCTCTGTGTCTCCGTATTGTCTACGCAAACGCTGTATCAGGCTTTGAACTCGTAATCTTTCCATAAGTCTTTCTATGTTCACTTTCGACCCCAAGGGTAGTTGCTATGTATGTAGTGTATGCTATTTAGAGTTTGAGATCAATCAATAAGAGCAACAAAATCATTGACTTTGACCCATTAGACTAAATACAATATAACATTGAAAGGAACCAAGTTATGACAGATTCTGCAAAAGTAATATTGAAGAAAGAAGAAAGAAGAAAGAATACGGGGCTGACGCCCGGGCCTCTTGGCCTCGCTTCGCTCTCGTCGGCTTCGCCTCCACTCCCCTTGCCTTCGGCAAGTGAGAAGTCATGTAGGGAGGTCAGAGAGGAGGTTATGTCATCTCGCCCAGCAATCAATTTGGGCAACATCAGTTATGCCAGACTCAGTTTGGTAAACCCAGATCCAGATGATTATGATGGCAACACCTACGATAGATTGAGTGTGAACATAGACATCAGTTTCAACAACAACACCAAGTTTCAAAAGTGGAAGTTTAGACTCACAAACAAACGATCGGAGTTCTACGCCAACTTGCCCGATGGCTGGAAAACAGACCTGTGCTATGGATCAGCCTGGGAATGTTTCAACGAACAAACAGATGCTCGCTGGATTGGCAAAGCCTGCTATCGCAACGAAAAAGGACGCCACAAGAAACTCAAAATGGTAGAGTTTACAGCCATGGCACTGTGGCGTGCAGGAGATACATTTGCCTATAGGTTGTGGATTGAAGATGCTGAAATCTCTGGCACATTTGATATCATGGCCAAGTCAAAGTTCTATGTTGCTTGTTCAGAGCCAGTGCATAACTTCCAACCATCAGAACGGAGTATAATACAGTTATGAGCAAGAAAAAGCATCGCCGACACAATCGCATTGATCACAGCCAGTGCGAGTGTAAAGTTCAACAGCGAGGCCCGCACTGGGGCCTGTTCTGTGTGCCGCACAATGCCTACATCAAATGGCTCAATCCCCAAGAGCAAACGCTGTTGCGACAAATAGACATACCCTGGATATATCAAACGCCAGATACCCAAAAATCAGCCATTTGAATAAATAATGGGAAAGGAATTTTCCCAATGGCTACATTCTATTATCGCTCACACAAGACCATGGAACCTCGTGTAGGGGTCAAATATGCTACTGTTTATATCAAACAGGATATCGCAGAGTATGAAAGACTCAAATCATGGTTGGTGCAGATAGCACAAGACATCATCTCAATCTCACAGATAGATGCTGACTGTGCTCAATGGTTTTGTGAACCCATGGCAGACTTCCGTCGCAGTCAACGCGGTGAATACTACTCACCCGAAGACATCATCACAGACATGATTGATCAGATGATGCACGGGCGGGATTTGACTGAAGCAATGATTGGTCGCTGGAATCGCCTGACAGAAGGCACTCCTTGGCACATTGAGTTGATTGCCAACGCAGATACCAAGCCACAACATCAGCATCGATCTGCACTGTTCGCGTGATGCCGTAGATCCAGGTGCCGGGCTCTTGATTGTTCCAGCGTGATCTGCGTTTGAAAATACTTTGAACTTGATATTTCATGGTCAAAAAAATGCCCGGGAATGCCAGTAATCGCCCGGGCTCGATCTACCATGCCAAAATGACACTGGACTTCTATTTCTTTACTTCATACTTATAAACACCGCAGTGTGGTATGTTCAAACTGACATCGTATTGCCAAGTCTGTGTGCCACCATCCAACTGACGCAAATGACTGCGATCAATCAAGTCAGCACTCACACGCAACACATACACTGATCCGCCATAGCGATACTGCTCACGCACAATGTTGTCAGCAATGTCCGGTGTGGCACTCAAATACAAATAAGGACGCCCTGACAACTGACCTGTGACAATGTCCAACCGCGTGGGTCGGATCTCCAGTGTGCGTGAGCGTTCAAACTCCGCATACTCATCAGGCGATATGGCCACAAAATAGTTTTTTAATTTAGGCAGTTTCATGCTGGCATGTTCTGCACAGCGGCAATGATGCCAATGATCACTGAGATCCAAACATAACTCATAGGTCTACTCCAAAGTTCAATTAGTTTATCCAACACAGGTTCAATTCTGTTCCACATAGTGTTCTCCTGTGCTTGTATTTAGCGTTATGGCCAGTTGGCCCACACAACAATCACAGTCATAAGCACCGCCCAGATCACTCTGCGGCCTCCACTTCAGTGTCTTCCCATTGCTCGTTGATACAATATTCTTGTTTCATAAACACATCAGCATTACGCCAAAGATCTTGTGCTGTTTCAAATGCTTGATCTTCATCTGCGGCATCAACTTCAAGAGTCAATGTCATAGGGATCTGAACAATGTATTTCATTTGTGTGCTCCTTAAAGCGTTGAACATAATGTATTATAGCAGATGTTGAATTACAGGCCAATGTAGCAAAAAGTATTACATTGACCTGTAGGGTTTTAGTCAGTGTGCCAGTAAGTGCTGTAGATCATGTCAGTTTGACCTGGCTGCTCCATACGGCTCATTGTGCTCCAACGACGAGTGATTGTTTTGGTCAGCAACCAAAACGCATCGCGATTGGCCTGAAATGGGATTTTGACTCCACCATCCCAATCATCACCCCAACCACTGCCACCATTGAATTGAGCAGCCCAGGCATCTACACCTCGTGAGCGTGGCACGCCGTTTCGAAGAGCATACACCTGATATTGATAACCAGCCGCGGTGATTTTGGTAATCACAGCAGGAAGCGAAGTTCGCCAGTCGTGATGTGTGATTATGTCGCCAACTTTGAAGCCAGGATTGGCACTTTTGGGTTTGGCAATCTTGACATCATCTTCCAGTTTGACCAGCAAACTATCTGTGGCCTGTTCCAACTCACGATTGTATTTGGCAAATGTAGCACGATCCATGCTACGACCATATTTGGCATTTACAGCGTTGATGGCATTGACCATGTCTTTTTGTTTGAGATATGCCAAAGGACGCACATTCACAGCACCTTTGAGCACAGCAAACATTTTGTTTTTGGGATCGCACAGCATATCAAAGCCAGATTGATCCACTGAATAGAACTCCAGTCTCCCACCATCTCGTGTGCTTTGTTTGATGCCCAGTTTCATGGCACCACGGCGTAGTGTAGTAGCCATTTTCTGATTGAGTCTGCCCACACGCTGGCCTGTGGCACTGGCCATGTCTGTGTGATTGGCACGGGTGGCAATGTAAAACTCTGACATTTTGCTAACTCCTATTAGCGTTGAACATGTGTGTATTATAACGCATCTTGAATTATTGGCCAATGTAGTCCAAAGTATTACATTTTTTTGGCGGGTTATTGTGTTGTAAAAAAGCCACATTTGCCCGTTTGGCTAAATATCTGTATGACAACGGAAAAGAAAACAAAAAAATCAATGCCTGCAACACGCAAGAAGGCACCCAGCCGTGGTGGTGCTCGTGTAGGTGCTGGTCGTCCCCGAGGTTCAACAACCAAGATCAAGATTGAAGACCTAATGGACAACATTCAAAACATTGCTGGTCGCCCCTACGGTGAACTCTTGGCTGAAAACTATGTGAGTGCTATCAATCGCAGCGACTGGCAAGGTGTTCGAGACTACGACAAAGCATTCATGAACAAGATGATTGCTGACAAAACAGAAGTGACCACTGTAGACAGTGCAGACACCTTGGCACAGAAATCCGCTGCTTTTGCTGAAGCCATAGCCCAAATCACGGGTATATCCAAGAAACAATAAATAACATTATGCCGTTGATAAAATCTACATCCAAGAAGGCCTTCAAGGAAAACATCGAGAAGGAAATTGCTGCTGGCAAGCCCCCAAAGCAAGCCGTGGCCATTGCCTACTCAACAAAACGAGCGGCTGCTACAAAGACTTCGAAGTCAAAAGGAAAAACAAAATGAAACCAGCATCTACACAAACAGATCGCAACATGGAATTTGACGGCATTGGCCAAGGACCCAAAAAAGGTTCTTCACGCTTTGCCCATAACCAATGGTCAGGACACTCTAACGATGGTCGTGATGTAAACTTTGGTCGTGGCCCTACAAAAGGCAATGACGGCATGTGCCACAATCCTGGCACACCTTCGTCAAGCGTGACCAAAGACGCAGCCCGTCGTCCGCCTACATCAGCAGTGCCAGCAGTGCCCGCACAAGGCAGTGTTCGCGACAACATCAACCGTGGTCATCAGTATCGCGGTGAGGGTGGCACACAAGTTCGCAAGCCTGCACCAGACAACATCCGTATTGGTCAAGGTGGCGGCACAGCATATGGTGCAACCAGCCGTGGTAGTCGTCCTGTTGCCGCAGGCAGCACCGAAGGTATCAACTACGGCCCTAAAAAGCAATACTAATAGGAACTGATTGAAATGACACCATTTATTCCCCAAGGTCCATCAGTGATACTACCCTACACTGATGACTCAACTGACAACAGTGTCACACTCAACATGGGTGCATTGGGCGTGCCTGATGTGCTGTATGTTGTGAACCCAGACACAGCCAATGTGGTTGTGGTCAATGTGAGTTTTGATCCCCTGGACACCAACGCCAGCATCCCTACATCAGGTGCCAATGGCGTAGGCACAGTGATCGCACCGTTTGGTTATGCTATGATAGCCATTGACTCACACTACCGCACTGGCAACATTTACCTAAGTGCCGCTGGCGACAGTGCCACAGGCAATGTGTTTGTGACACCAGGCGTGACACAATACAAGTTTTAAGGACTCAATATGAAACTATCTACATCCAACCCACAGGCCAAGCCTATCAACCAGAAGCGTGGTCCTACCACAGGCAACGCAGGCACAGCCAGCAAGCATTCTGAATTCATGACTGCCAAAGCCAAATCAGGCAATGAGCGATCAGCACTGGCCAACATGGTCACAGACGCTGTGGCCAACCGTGGTCGTAAGATGAAAGGCTTCCGCGACGCCGCAGTGGAAGGGCTGAAATCCGATGTCAATGTCGGACGAGGACCTACAAAAGGCAACAAGGCCTAAACAGCCTATTCACAGTCAGTGCCCAGGGCACTGGCTGTTTTCTTGATCTATTACTGTAAGGAAATGATATGACTGATCAAACCACCAACCCTTGGGCTGACGACACGCCCGCAAAACCTGCCAAGCCCTCAAAGGCCGCAGCACCAAAGAAAAACCTCGAAGCACAATTGGACACCAGGGTTGAATATGACCTGGATGGTCTAATGACTGACTTCCCCACTGCCAAAGAACTTGAACGCTTTGTGTTTGACGAAACTGGCATTGTGTTGAACCTCAAAGGTCGCAGCAACAAACTCAAGTATCAGGTAGCAATGGATGTGCTCAACGGTGAGACTGTGGATCCAGGCTTCTTGGGCAAGGACAATCCTTATCTTGAGAAAACAGACATGGTGCCCGAAGAGCCCATGAAAACATTGCCACCACGGGATACTTCACTGCCTCCACGAGCAGAAGTGCAAAACGAATTCTTCACAGCGTTTGTGCCACATTCAGATCCAGAGTATCATGCACAAGGTCGCAAGATGCACTGCACATTCCGCAAGTATCGCACAGGTGAGATCACCTATGAAGTGCTGGGTCCTATTGAACCACGCCCTTATGGTGAAAAGATTGACAAGTGGGGCAAAGTGCGTCCAGAGATCATTCGCTGGGTTGACCCACGCACAGGCGAACAATTGGTTCAGCGTGAAGATGGCACACTCACACCCATTGGCCGCAGACTGCGTGCCATGATGCAGACATTCCGCTACAACGACTCCAACCAATGGGTGCGTTATGTGG